GCGAGATTGAAGGCAGGCTTTCTCAATACCAAATGCTTTGGCAATTTCAGCCTTGCCATAATATGTCACGCCATCTTTCTCCATTTTCCATACACACTTTTTGCGGCGAATTAGATCACCCTTTGTTTCATTCCTTTGGTCAATTCCCAGAGCCTCTCTTGTTGTCCACCCTAATTTTATCCTTGCCCAAACAACTTTGTCGCACAAACCAAAATGCTTGCAGGCCTCTCTCCAGCTTTCAAACTTAGCAAAGCCAACATCAATAGAGATTTTATGTGATCTTATTGGGGTTGATTTTATTTGCTCAAGTGTCATTCCGCTTCTTAGCCTGCCCCTAACAACGTGAACAGGTATATCGTGATGCCTAGACCATTGGGCTACACTGGCAAACCATTTGCCTTCAAACTCAAAGATATTTTCCGGCATATGTATGCTTTCATAACGCTGGTTGCCCATCTTCTGAAGGTTGTAGCCTTGCGGTGATTTTGTGTTGAGGCGCTCAATCCAGAGGGCTTCTTTGCGCGTCAACTCTTCCTCTGTGTCTGCGCTATCAATTTGCTCAAACACAATTTTATCGGTGCCATATTCTTTGATGGCACAAGCAAGAGATAGCGGCGAGCATTTTCTTTTTGCCGCTTGTCTGTGCTGCGCTGCGCGAATGTTGAGAACCTGTTTTGTTTGCCCAACATACTGCATACCGTTGACCGTGTTGGTCGCAACATAAATAATCATCACTGCCCCCCAAAGCGAGCCATCAAATACCAGAAATTCCAGTCTGTAATAGCGTTGGTGAAAAAAGTAATTACAAATGCTGTCACAAACAGCATCCCGATTGTATCTTTAACCATTACTTTACCCCTATTAAGTTACGCACACTGGACGCATACCACTGACCGCCCATTGTGCTTGTGATGCCAGCGTCGTTAAGGCTGGCGGCGATAGCGCGTAGTGACGCACCAGCGTCACGCATCGCGCTAATAATCGGCATTGCCTTGCTGGCAACGCGCTCAGTCTTTTCGCGCCGGGCGGCACCAGAGGCGAGGCCGCCAGCGCGTGGGTTAGGGCAACCCAGCTTGACGCCACGCGCCTTGGCGGCTGCGAGGGCGTCTTTGGTGCGCTTGCTGATCTCTTCCCGCTCATGCTGTGCGACAACAGCCCGGACGCCGAACTCTAACGTGCCAGCGTTTGGCATATCAGCGGCAACGATATCGACGCCAGCTTTACGCAGTGTCAGCAAGAATGCGGCATCACGCGATAGGCGGTCGATCTTGGCGATGAGGATGGACGCGCCAGTCTCGCGGCATAGCGCGAGGGCAGCGTCAAGCTGTGGCCGGGCGTCAACCTTGCCGCTCTCGACCTCAGTGAATGAATGAATGATGCCGTCAGCGTATGGCGCAACCAGCGCCTGCTGGGCTTCAAGGCCAAGGCCGGATTGGCCTTGGCGCTTTGTTGAGACACGATAGTAAGCAACATATTTAGTCATTATTCAGACCCCCAATAAAAGATGACATTGAGATCACAAGATCAGGACGACCGGCCTCTACCCATTTTACATAATCTTTGTAAGCCGCTACTTGTTTTGCCGTTGCTGGCTTGAACTCCATATCGCCAGTCACGTCGTTGGTGTAAACCTGATCAAACGAACCGTCAGCCCATTCGATCACGTCATAAATTGATGTTGTCCAGTTAACCAATGTATTTTACTCCTGATGCTGTACGTTTTGGGATATCTGCAACGCTGATTGCTGATGCAAACTCCAATGCCTTTTCACCAAAATGATAGGTGTCACCATTGGGTCTCAATGCACCATAACGCTTACGCTTCCCATCAGGTACAGCAACAATCTCAAGCGTGTAATCACTCCAAACTTTGGTCTCAACAGCAGCGCCATTTTTTCTGAACACATAATTGCCATTAGCATCCAGTTTTGCTGCAACAGTGCGCTCTCTTACAATGTCACCGATTTTGAATTTGTTGGTCATCTGTCTATCTCCCTTTGTTACTAGCCTTTAATAACTATATACACGTTCTACCAGTGTGGTACAAGGGTGGCTGTATATGTTTTTGTACAAAATCGCATAAGTTATTGAAAACAAAACGAAAGAAAATGCAATGGCACCCACGACACAGGCGCATTTCCGGCTCAGAAAAACCACAATGGACAAGCTGCGGCTGGCTTTGGACGCATCAGCGCATCGTTCTATGGCTGCTTTGGCCGATGATATTCTGGATCAGGCGCTGGATAAAATGCTGGCCGACGAGCCTGCGTTTAGCCCGGCTGACGCGCTGCGCGGGATGCGCCGCAATGGTTAATAGCCGCAACAAGGGAGCCAGCTTTGAGCGTGAGCTTGCAAAGCTGTTGCATGAAGAGCTTGGCCTGACCTTTAAGCGCGACATAGAGCAGTATCGCGCCGCCGATCACGGCGACCTAATCTGCGTTGAGATGCCTGACTTTCCCTTTTCAATTGAGGCGAAGCGTTACCGGCAAGGGTTTGGCATACAGCCCGCTTGGTGGGATCAGTGTTGCGCTAGTGCAGTGGCGACACATAAGTTGCCCCTGCTGGTTTTTAAATACGACCGCCTGCCTATCCGCTGGCGTTTCCCAGTCGCAGCTATCGTAGGAATGGATGGCTTTGAGCCAACAGGCGACATAGCCGAGCAGTACGATTGGCGGTACGCGGTCGAGTGTGACCAGATGACGGCGATGATGATCGTGCGGGAGCATCTTGCTGATGGCTAGGCCAATGTATGAGACAGACGCTGATCGCAAGAAAGAGCAAGCTCTGGCTGACGCTTTTGCTGCGCACGGCTATGATTTCTACAAGCTGCCGATCCAGTATCGCCTCGACTTTGTGGTGTTCAAAGACAACAAGGCAAAGGCATTTATTGAGGTGAAGCATCGCAACGTGCGGCTGTTGCAGTACGACACAGCGATGGTGAGCCTGTCGAAAGTAATACAAGCGCGGCTGCTGACGCAACACACCGGCTTGCCAGCATACTTGCTGAATGTTTATAAGGATAATATCGCCCGGTTCGATTTCGCGGGCGAATACGAAATTGGGAAGGGTGGCAGAAGCGACAGGGGCGATGCCCAAGACGCGGATATCTGCGCCTATTTTCCGATCCAAGCCGCACTGGTCGTGCGGTAGTTCTAAAGTTTAGGAGTTAAAAATGGCTTTAGGTTTTACAGAGACTACATCATCAGGCGGCGGGGATTTCTTGCCTATTATGAAATTCTCAGCCAAGGATGGCTCATTCGTGAGGCAAGACCGGCACCAGACTAGCGAGGGAACTTGGGAAAAGAGCGAAACCGAAATGGAATTGCCTTTCAAAGTGGTGATGGATATGGACGCCATCGAGGTTGGCTTCATCGCCTTCACTCAGACTGGCCCAGACTTTCGCTTTGTCCAAGTTGGCGAGCCAATGCCGGTCAAGCCGTCTGACGAACACAAGGAAGGCTTCCGCATCAGGATGTACAACAAAGAGATCGGCCTGCGTGAAATGAGCAGCAGCAGCAAGATCGTGCGCAACCAGATGAATGATTTGCACGATGCCTACTTGGCTGGTAAATCTGAGCGCGCGGGCAGGGTGCCAGTGGTTGAGATCACTGGCAGCGACCGCATCCAGATCGAAACCAAGGCTCAAGGAACGCAGACGTTCCGCTCGCCTAAGTGGTCGATTGTTGGCTGGGTTGATCGCCCGGCTGGATTAGATAAGGCAGAAGCTGCCCCAGAACCCGCCGCTGTAGCAGCCCCGATTGCTGCAACCCCTTCAGTTGTCGAGGGCGCTGATTTGTTCTAGCGGCGGTTAGTGATCGGCGGCGGTTTCCTCCCTTGGCTGCCGCCGGTCACGCATCAAAGGGGCAAGGGATTGGGGTAATGATATGACAAATATTGCAGCATATATTGAGCAGGTGGCGAGGCACTATTGGGGTGAGCCAAACCCGCGCCTGTCGAAAGGCACGGAACTGCGCTGGGGAAATCACGGCAGCAAAAGCATTGACGTGCGCAAAGGGGTTTGGACAGATTTTGAAACCGGCGAAAGCGGGGGCGTTGTGGCATTGGTGAAAGCAAACGAGCCAGCCAGCATCAACGGCAACATACCTGACGTGCTGGAAAGAAAATTCGGCATCAGCAGACAGCAACAAAAGGCGTTGCCAGTGACGCCAAAAATGTCTCGCGCTTATGACTATTATGACGGCGACGGCGTGTTGGCCTATCAGGTGTTGCGGTTCGATAACCCAAAGACATTCAGACAAAGACGCCCGGATGATCGGGGTGGCTGGATCAACAGCATCAAAGACATTGAAGCCCTGCCATATAATCTACCGGCCATCATTACCAACCCAACAGCGCCAGTGTTTATTGTCGAAGGCGAGAAATGCGCCGATGCTTTGATTGAGCTTGGCCTGATCGCCACGACGAACAGCGGCGGCTCAAAGAATTGGAAGCCGGAGCTTGCACAGTATTTCGCTGGCAGAAACGTCGTAGTGTTGCCCGATAATGATGAGGCTGGACAGGCACACGCCGACACAGTGATAGCTGCGTTGCACGGCACAGTGGACAAGATCAAGCGATTAGATCTGCCCGGCTTGCCACACAAAGGCGATGTGGCTGATTGGCTGGCGGCAGGCAACGCCAAGAAAACGCTGCTAGAACTAGCCAAGCAAGCGCCAGTCGTTGAGGTAGCGCCAGAGCCAAAGCCTGATATTTACCCGCTGTATGACGAGCATTACCTGATGACAATGCCGCCAGTCGAATGGATGATTGACGGTGTACTGACAAAGCACGGCTTCACGGTCATGTATGGTGCGCCGGGAACAGGCAAGTCGTTCCTCGCTATTGATATGGCGCTTTGTATGGCGCACGGCAAATCGTGGCACAACAGGACGACAAGGCAAGGCACGGTGCTTTATATAGCCGGTGAGGGCGTTGGCGGCCTAGGCAAGCGCGTCAAGGCGTGGAAGCTGCACAACGGCATTGAGGGCAATGGCTCGCTGAAGGTGTTGCCTATGGCTGTTGATATGATGGACGAGGAAAGCATCGAGAAGCTGCTGCGTACTATTGACAGCCTCAACACAGAGTTTAGCTGTCTGGTTATTGACACTGTGGCTCGCAGCATGACCGGCGAGGAAAATTCAGCGACTGATATGTCCAGCTTCATCAGAGGCTGTGACGCGGTGAAGCATCACACCGGCTGTGGCTTGCTGGCGATACACCACGCGGGTAAGGACGCCAGCAGGGGCATGAACTCAATGCGCGGGTCAAGCGCCCTAGCTGGCGCTGCCGACACTGTGCTAGCCGTTGGCAAGTCGGAAAACATCGTGGCCTTGTCAATGGATAAGCAAAAAGATGCAGAGCCAATGGACAAGATGACCTTTGAGATGGTCAGCATTGCCCTGATGGATGACACCAGTGTCGTGATGAAACAGATCGAGGCGCAGGGTGCAACCAAGCGCCCAGAGTTGTCAGCGCGGCAGTATCATGCGTTCCAATCGCTGCAAAATACGCTGATAAAGTTGGTCGTTGATGCGGTGTCAGTTGACGTTTGGCATGACGCTCATAGGTCGAAATCACCCGATTTAACCAGCGCACAACGCAAAGATGCACGTCAAGGGCTGCAAGACAAGGGTGTGGTGACGGTGCATGAAGGCAAAGTGTGGATTAACAAAGGGTTAGCGGAAAATGTGGGGTGACCATCCCACACCTATCGCACATCTGTCGCAGGGTGGGGCGGGTGCGATGATCCCTAGGGATCGCACCCTACCATCGCACCCCACCCAAAGGAGGGTAAATTGAAGGGAAAAGTAATGAAGCCAAGCAAGCAACATTATGCGCCTAGTCAAATGGCAATGCGCCGTATGCAAGATGCGCTGCATGAATATGATCGAGCCGCAACAGCAGTGGAAGCGAAGTGGGGCGTAGATAGGTTGCCTTGGCTTGTTGAGCAGGGGCTGCGTGGTAGATTTGAAGCGCAGATGGATAAGCTGAATGAGGCGATAGAAACTCAGCACGATGTAGAGCATCAGGTATCGGTGACATTGCGGGGATTGGCTGCGCTTGAGCAGGCGGCTATCGCTGGTGGGCATGAACCGTTGAGTGGCGAGTATTGGGAAGCGGCAATGGATGATGGCAAGGTGCTGGCGATTACGCGCAATGGCTATGAGGCTGGCAAGGTTGCCCGCGAGCATCGTGATATGGTGGTCTATAGTGTTGATGAGATCGCAGCTATCGTGTCAGGCTGGCGCAAGGACAAGGCTGGGCAAGTGGCTGACATAGCCAAGGCGATGTGGCCGGGTGCCGCTGTTGAGAAGGTTAGGACACGAACTGAAAAGGAACTGAATGATGAAATACCATTCTAGACGATGGTCGGTAATGCCAGCTAGAGCCGTCGGTGATCGCGAGTTGAAAGAGCGCGAACTGCGTGTGCTTGGTGCGTTGTGCATCTTTGCGAACCGTGCCGGGGTGTGTTGGCCTGCGATGGAAACGCTGTGCGATATCACCGGCTTTGCAACGCGGCAGAGCATACATGACGCGCTGAAGGTGTTAAAGCGCCGCAAGTACGTTAGACGATTGCAGCCCAAGGATTATCAAGAGACAAGCAGTGGCTGGAGCAGTAACCGTTACCAAGTGCTGTGGGATGGTGACGAGCCGTTGCCAACCTATGAGGATATAGACAATGCCAAGCCATTGCAGGTACGCGCTGACGATGATGCTCAGGACACAAATGTAATAGGGGGTGTGGGGGATGAACAAGTAAACACCCACACAACCGACCAGCCAGAGGCCATCGCCATCGCTCATGCCTACATCCGAGCCGTGCAGCAGGCGACCGGGCAGGTGCGGCTGTACGATAATGAGATAGCCCACGCCCGGCGGCTGGCCGTCGCTGGGTACACTGCGGCTGACGTCAGCGCTGCTACCCTCAACGTGTGTGACACTGCGTTAGAGCGAAGGGCAGGGGTGCCGTCGCTGTACGATGTGGCGCAGGGGATGCTGTGATGTACAACGAACAGACCGACGTATGCTTTTGTACGGCAGGGGGTGCGAGCGATGCGCCGCCCGCAAAAAAACGACCCCTTGCCCCCCGCCCTGCCCCTAGCGTAGATGG